TGCTATAATAGGCTTGCCCGATGAGGGAAAATAAATTTAAAAAGGATGGATGAGTTATGTATTTTTCTCCGGAAGTTGTGAAATTTATAGAGGAGCGGAAAGTGTAATGATAGGTGTTTTAGTTTTGTATTTAATGATTATACTTTTACTTTTAGAAAAGAAATAATTATCCCGCACCATGACGGGAATATCATGGTAGAAAGGAGCGGATAAAAATGACAGTAACCGCTAAAATCAATTGGAAAAATAAAAAGAAAGGAGAAAAATTAAAGGCTCTCGCCACACTTAAATTTGATAATTTTTTCGGAGTTTCCGTTAAAATTTTCAAAACGAAAAAAGGATATTTTATGTATTATCCTTCTTACTATAACGAAAGCAAAGAGGAATATGTCTCGCAGGCCTTCCCGTGTTCAAAGTCTGCGCGAAAGCAGCTTGACAAGCTTCTTGAAAAGCTTTTGAAAGACGGCGAAACGGCAAAAATCACCGTCAATCTTTCGGAAGATGAAGAAGATGATGAAGATGAAGTCGATGAGGATGAATTCGATGAAGATGATTTACCTTTTTAATCTTTAATTTTTTGTAAATTTTTTAAAAAACACACATTTAAATAAGTAAACATTTTAAAATAAAAGTGGAAAGACGGCGGGCAAGGTCAACGCCGAAAGCGCGCCCATGCTCTTGACCGGGGCTTAACCCGTCTTTCCGCTTTTAATAGGAGTTGAATAAAAAACATGTCCATAAAATACTATTCAGCGAGAAACGACGGTGGCAAATACGTTTCTAAAAATTTTCAAGTAAAGGAATTTGCCTGTCACGACGGCACGGACAGAACGCCGATTGACACCGTTTTAGTTTTAAAACTTCAAGAATTACGCGATAAAATCGGCGCACCGCTTATCATCTCGTCGGGCTATCGTTCTGAGAGTTACAACCGGAAAATCGGCGGTGCTAAATTCTCATATCACCGTTATGGAAAAGCCGCAGATGTTTATTGTAATTATTATTCCGCGAAAGATATAGCGCATTGGGCACAGCCCTTATGGCTTAATGGAATAGGTCTTTATAGAAATGAGAATTTTGTACATCTCGATGTCCGTCGTGATGTTAATTACTGGCTCGGTCACGGTCAAACCGCCGTTGACACTTTCGGAAACATTCCGAGTTTTAAAATTTCGGATATTAAAAATCTTAAAATGGCGCTGTGCGCTGACGGTTGGGATACTGAAAATTTAACAAAGGAATATGATAACACTCTTGATTGGGTTCTTAAATATTGCCAAATCAGAGCAAAATCAAAAGGGAACGCGACAAAGCTTGTTCAAAACGCCGTCGGTGTAACACCCGACGGCATCGCCGGAACAGCGACCCGAGCGGGTATAATTCAATGGCAGAAAAACAACGGCCTTGTTACCGATGGAATTTTCGGGTATAATTGTTGGAAAAGAGCAATAGAAATGGGGTTTTAAAATGCACGAAACAATCGTTATTTCGCTTATTTCGCTTTTTGGAACATTTCTCGGTTCTCTCGGCGGCGTTATTGCTTCCGCAAAATTAACAAATTTTAGGCTTAAACAGCTCGAAAAAAAAGTTGAGAGACATAACAATTTTGCTGAAAAAATTCCGCTTTTAGATTTGCGAATTAAGGAGCTTGAAGAACATGAAAAATATTAAAAAATGGTTAAAAGCGGCGGGAATTCGCGCAATCAAAACGTTTTTTCAAACTTTCGTGAGTATGATTCCCGCGCATATCGCTATAACAGATATATCATGGTGGGGTTGCGCGTCTGTGGCATTAACAGCGGCGGTTGTCTCGCTCATGATGTCAACTTATGGACTGCCAGAACTTAAAGAAAACGAAGAAGGAGACGAAGAAAATGACAATTGAAGATGTTCTCAATTTGTCAAAATCGGGTTTCACAGCCGACGAAATCAAAAAAATCATGAGTTTTAATGGTGAAACCGCACCCACCAAACCCAACGAAACCAACGAACCCGACGAGACCAACCCTAACGAACCCAAACCCGAGGAAGTTTTTAAAGATTCGCTTTCAACGCTTTCAAAAGAAATTGCGGATTTGAAAAAAACAATGCAAGCAACAAACATACTTAATTCGAATGGTGCACCCCCCGAGCGGGAAAGTGTAAACGACATTCTTAAATCAATAATCAATCCTACTTTTGAAAATAAAGGAGATGTAAAAAATGGCGATTAACGAGCTTTCTTTCAATCAGGTGGCTACACTTCTTAACGCAATCACTTCACAGGCCACAGGACAAACCGAACTTACTCCGACTAATACTAACGAGTTTGTGAGTCTCGCAACGACCGCACTAAAAACGGGGTACGACCCCCTTGCAACTGCAATTTCGCAGGTGCTTTCATGGACGATTTTTTCAGAACGTCCGTATACTGCAAAATTTAAGGGTTTAAAGGTGTCAAACCAGCAGTACGGAAACATCGTACGAAAGCTCAACATAGTTGACAAACCCGCAAAAGAAGATGCACGTTTCAACCTTGTTGACGGCGCTGTTGTTGCACCTTCAATGTTTTCTGTAAATAAACCCGAAATTCTTCAAACCAATTTTTATGGCGCGAATGTTTTTTCGCGAGATTATACACTTTATAAAGACCAGCTTGATTGCGCTTTTAGAAGCCCTGACGAATTCCAGCGATTTATTTCAATGGTTGTTCGAAATACACAAGACAAAATTGAACAAGACCGGGAGAATCTCGCACGCGCAACTCTTGCTAATTTCATTGGCGGAATTGCCGCCGAAAACAATGAAGATAGAGTAGTACATCTTTTAACTGAATATAACGCCGCGACCGGTAAGGCTCTCACAAACGTAACTGTTTATGAGCCCGAGAATTTCCCGGCTTTCATGGCTTGGGTTTACGCCCGTATCGGTGAAATTTCCGAACTTATGACAGAACGGACTCAAAAATTTCAGACAATAGTTAACAACAAAAACATCAATCGTCACACCCCGGCGGCTTTTCAGCGCCTTTATCTTTCAACGGCCAAGATGTTACAGTACGATTCTATGGTTCTCGCGAATGCATTTCATGATAATTATCTTAAATATGCAGACTTTGAAAGAGTTAATTTTTGGCAGTCGATTGATGACCGCCAGACAATCAATGTTAAAGCGTCATATCTCGGCGCAGACGGACTTATTAAAACGCAGGAGAGCGCTGCGAAAGTTGAAAATATTTTCGGAATTATATTTGATGATGAAGCGCTCGGTTTTACTGAGGTTAACGAATGGAGTCAGCCGTCACCCTTTGAAGCTTCGGGCGGCTATACGACTTTTTGGTATCATTTCACGCTCCGTTTTTGGAATGATTATACAGAAAAAGCCGTTCTTCTGCTTCTTGATTAAATAAGCTTATGCCCGACCCGGGCGGGTTCTGTCCTTCCTCCCGCTCGGGTTTTCGCTTTTGGAGGTGAAAAAATGGAGGTACATTTTTATAGCGGCTTTAAAAAACGGAAAAATAGCACGCTCCGACCGAGCGGAGACGGGCAAATTATTGAATGTGTTTTAAAGAATGATACAAGTATAGTCAGCCCCGTTTTACAAGTCCACATCTCATATCAAGCCGCTTGGAACAAATATAATTATTGTTTTATACCCGATTTTGGCAGATATTACTATATAGATGATTTAACATGGGAAAATGCTCGTGCTTCTTTTTCGCTTTCGTCTGATTTACTCGCGACTTTTAAAAGTGATATAGGTGTTTTTTCAGGCCTCGCGACACGTCTTTCAAATAATAGAAATTTATTTTTGCCTGACGGCGTAGTGCGAAAAACTGATGAAATAAGCCGGAAAGTTTTAAATTTAAGTATATCGTCGCCTAATCCGCCGCCTATTGATATATCTTTGATGTATCCGGTTGTGATTTTAAACACAAGTTCAATTCATTACTATCTTTTGACTTATGCAAGTTTTCAAGAAATCGGGCGAAACATAACATCATGGGCGGGTGGCGCTTTTGATAAACAAGCGGGGGTTTTAAAGACATACGCCGCAAAGGTTGCACCCTCATGGCTTAACGCCAGCGCCGCCCCCGGTACCATTACTGTCGGCGGAACTGGGAATATTTTTAACATAAGCGGTGAGGGATGTTACGAGCTATTTCCAAATTGTGTGCATTCCACAATTGCGGAATGGGCTGGAATTATAGCCGAACATCCTCAAACTTCGGATTATGGGAGTTTTTTAAACGATTCGAATTATCGAACTTTAAAGATTTATTCGCCCTTATTCGGTGACGTTGATTTGAAGTTAACCGCCGAAATGGGTGGGAATTTGAAAATTGAAGCGGATATTTCAACAACTACTGGTGACGCGATTTTTTATTTTTTTGTTGGTGGAACAATCGCCGGAGCGGCGAATGCTTCGCTTTTCTGTGATATGCCTAATTTTTCAAATTCTGTAAATGTGAGCGGCATAGCTTCAGGACTTGCCGGAGGTGTCGGAGGATTTGCCGCCGCCGCGGCCGCCACAAATCCCGCAACCGCTGTTGCTGCCGGAATAGGCGCGGGGGCTTCGCTTGTTTCTTCCGCTTTTTCAGGAATTCCTCAAAGAGGTGTAAGAGGGTCGGCGGGTAGTGCTCTCTCCTTAGGTCACAAAGTGATTGTTGTTGAAGAATTCGCACTTGTTCGTGATAATGATAATGCACTGCAAGGACGACCGTTTTGCGGGCAATATACCGCTTCAAGTGGCGGTTATATCAAATATGAACGTGTAAATTTAAACACCACCGCCCGAGGGGACGAGAAAACCGAAATTGAGAACACCATGGAAAGAGGTTTTTATTATGAATAACACGCAAATTCCCGTTTCCTATGATTATATCATGCAATATAACGCGCAAAAACATCCGTCAACCACCCATGTGACAGACACATATCAAGCGCGATTTTTTCAACGTTATCTTTTACAAGAGTTTATGGCACTTTTTGATTTCGATATTCCTGAAGAATGGGATATCGATTACGTAAAATATACGCTTTTTCTTTGGGGTTTTTTGGTGATTTTCGATACCGCCGAATATGGAGTGATACCGCAACAATGCGGATTGACGGGGTTTGATATTTTTTATCGTCCTAATCTTGCAACCGTTTCAAACTCTCAAATGAAAAAGCAATATTTTGATTTAAAAATCGGTAAAGATTGCGCACTCGTCAAGATGTCTCCCGATTACGGTGGAATTTGGGATTTGATTGTGCATTATGCTGATATGCTCGCTATGGCGGTGGGGTCGCTCGGGTATAATTTGATGAACTCCCGCCTCGCTTACGTTTTCGCCGCTGACGGAAAAGCGAATGCCGAGAGTTTTAAAAAAGCTTTTGATGAAGTTATGAACGGCAACCCCGCCGTTGTTGTCGATAAAAAATTATTCAACCAAAACACCGGCGATTTGAATATGACTTTATTTAATAGAGATATTCATAACACGTATATCGCTAACGATATTCTTGAAACTATGCGTAAAATCAAAGTTATGTTTTTCAACGACATCGGCGTGCCAAACGCAAACACCGAGAAAAAAGAGCGCCTTATTTCCGATGAAGTCGCCGCGAATAACGTGGAAACAAATGTAAAATTTAAATTGTGGCTTGACGAAATAAACAGAGGGTTAGCACAAGCTAACCGATTGTTCGGGCTAAATCTCTCGGTTAAACCGAGCTTTGAAAGGAGTGAAAATGATGGTAATGATGTCGGCGCTGTCAATGTACAGATATGACCCGTCTATCTTCGAGGGGTTTAAAAGCAATCTCCCTCCCGAAATGTCGCAAGAAAACATTGTAAATTCTTTACTTTTTGAAACTTGCGAACTCGAAATTCTATACCCCAAACCTGATGTTTTTAAAACGGCTCTCTCGATATGGTCAACGGCGCGCGGGCCCGCATGGCTTAGGGTTTATAAAGCTTTAACCGCTGAATATTCACCGATAGAAAACACCGACCGTTATGAAGACATCACCGACACCACAACCGTGACCACCGGAGAGGACACCACCGACACCCGCAAGGGTGATACAACCGTAACCGCGAGCGATTCAACCAAGTTTAAAGAGGGTGACCGAACATCTACCGAAAGCGAGAGCGATACCGAAAGCGTAGCCGGATATAATTCCGAAAGCTTTGTAAATAACCGGAAAAACGACCGTTCAAATAATCGAACCGATACACACGCCGAGGACAGCACTACCGGGAGCAGCTCAAGCACTTCAAACGCCACAAGCGAAAATAAAATAAACAAAAGCGGAACGGAAACGCGCGAATTTTACCATGTGAATCACACACACGGGAATATCGGGGTCACTTCAAACCAAAAAATGATTAATGAGGAGTTGGAACTACGTCTAACAGATGTTACCAAATTCATCGTTGACGATTTTAAAAATCATTTTTGCATTTTAGTATATTGAGAGGAGTTTTTACAATGGCAATTTTTGACAATATGCCGTATACAAATTTTCATGAACTCAACGCCGACTGGCTTATCAGCGTCGCAAAAGATGCTGACAAAGCCGCAAGCGAAATAAATGAAAAAATTCAAGCCGAAACAGACCGCGCGACGGCGAAAGAGAACGAACTGAGTGCCGCGATAACTAACGAAACACAAAGGGCTATGAATCGTGAAAAGTCACTTTCGCAAACAATTTCGGATGTTAATTTGCGACTGACAAATCAAATCGCCGAAAATAAGCGGCAAACTGACATAGCAGATGAAGCTCTTCAAGAGCAGATAGATAAGAACGCCGGTGAAATCGCCGAGAATTCTGCGGACATAACTACCGAAAAAAACCGCGCAATAGCCGCTGAAGCGGCAACCGATAGACGTGTAGGGCAAGTTGTGACACATCAGACCTTGCAAGATGAAAAAATTGCAACACTTTATACGGAAGATGTAAACGGGACTTTCACAGGCTCAACGCTGTATCTGCTTTCGGGTAAAACGCTCATAGCCACCTCCGACATCACCGCCACGGATACCCCCGAAATAAGCGCGCCAAGTGACGGGGTTATCGCGCGGGCTTTGGTCACTAACGGGTTGACCGCGTCTTCTATAACGCTCTCTTTTGAGGGGTTCACAGCGGGTTCAACAAATAAAGGTGTAACTCTTGCTGCAGGTGGGCACGTTTTTATCGACGCTTTTAAAATTGGTGAAAACTGGTATTTTAAACATTCTATCATGTATAATCTTTAAAAGAAAAACCCTGCTATTAAAGTAGGGTTTTTTTAACATAATCGTAAACGGTATAATTTTGGAATTCGCAAGCACCTTTTAAAATTCTCTGATAAAGTCGCGGGAAATTCCTCATAAATTGCACCACGCCTTGACGGTCACCGGAAAAAAGAGGCGGTGACCCGCTCGGCCGGGAATCGATATAAAGCACACCGTTTTTAACATCGTAAATTGTGAAACCGTTTGAAAACGTCGCAATCGGTGCGGCGTGCGCGATATTTCGAGGTTTAATAATCACGTTTTCATCAAGATTGAAATCGTTCTCGAGAGCCATGTTTTTAAATTTTTGGTTATTTGTTGCTCGGTAAAGCGCTGTTTTTTGCTTTAAAAGAGAAATAGGCGAATTCAAAAAATTGATAATCATGATACCCCTTTGCGGCAAGGTCACAAGCGTTTTTTTCTCTTTCACCATTTTTTCTGCAATGTCAATTATATCGAAAGCTTTAAAAAGCGGGTTTACAAACTCATTAGAGTTTGACATCGCAATCAAACGCAAAGGCGAGAGCGGGTTTTCGGGGTCTATTTCTCTATTTCTATTGATAGTCTCGTATGTGTTTAAGATAAGCTCATCTTCATCTTTTATCGCTCTGTCGGTTTTTTCGCCTGTATATTCATCATAAAAAACGGTTCGCACCTCGTCAAAATCCATTCCGCGCACGTTTCCGATTCCCGCAAGTGATGAAATAAACCCAAGGGGCGCGCCTTGCGGTGTGATTTTTCCGTCGCTTTCGACACCCTCGTAAACGCCGCCGATGTTTTTATCAATTTTTGCGGTAGTTAAACTATAAGAAAAGGTTTTATTTACTTTTTTGAAAGGTGTTAACTCTGGTTTCATACATATGTCGGCGTGTTCTTTTTTTCGGCGCAAATAAAGAAAATCTTCGTTGACATCGTTCTGTCGACGTTCAATACAAGCGCCGTTTATAGTCACCGTTTTTCCTATTCCTCGAGCACCCCAGCCGAGCACAAAAGGATAAAGGGGATGAAATAGTATTTCGGGATTAACATAGCCGTTTTCTTGATATAATTTCATTTTGTGCACCTTTTATAAAATCTTTTAAAATTTTACGCGCGATATACTCGCCCTGTTCGGGGGTGGTCATATTATTGCACCCATTACAAAGAAATGTAAAATAGTCTTTCGGAAACATTCGCGCAACTTGTCGCGGTGCTCCCGCTTTGGTTGATTTGTAAAGCGACTTTCGATAGTCTCTTGCTGTTAACGCAACTACAGCGTTTTTTATAAACCTATATTTATCATTTTCCATTTTTTTGAATTCCTTTCAAAAGCAGTTTATAATCTTCGGCAAGTCCGAGAGTGTAAAAATCTGGGACGATTGCAACATTGTCTGTTATATGTATGTTTTCTCCGTTTACATTTATTTCCATATCAACGTTATCATTGTAAATCGAAGTATTTCCGCCAGCTTCGGTAAAAACGAAACCAAGTTTAAAAGCCTCAAGTCCTCCAGCCTTTTCAAGCTCTTTTGCTGCTTTATCTTTCACAACGCCCGCAACAGTAGCGACAAGCTTGTCGCCGAATTGACAAACGTACTTTTTCGCGCCCCAAGTACGGAAACGGTCGATTTTGCCCTCGAATTCGTAACAACCTAAAATTTCCGCTTTTCCGTCAGGATTGAAAGCGATTGAACCTTTAATTTTTGCAAGATATTCTTTTTTCTTGTTATAATCGGTAAAATCTAACGAACGCAAGCTTTTAACGCTGTCGGTATCTGCGTATACGAAATCGTTCCCCGCTTTGTCGATTCCTCTTTGAAGTTCATACCGCGCC